CTGCTTCATCTTCTGAGACAGAGTACCCTTGAGGTGTTCCATCTTAGGCTTGCCAGAGAAGGTCAGGAACAGGTCCTTGAAATCTCCAGTGTTCTTGTCTGCACAGTAAAGACCGAGCGAAACTGCAATGTCGATTGGAGACAGTTGCGAACCGTAAGAGTAACCGAGGCTACCCATAGAACCGGAAACGTCAACCATTGGCATGATACGAGCATCACCGATAAAGTTAGGCAGTGCCTTCCACTGTTCATCTGCAACAGCTGCATTACCTTTTACGACAGACTTAACGACATCGTAAGGGTAAACTGCTCCCGCGTTGATCTTGACCTTAGGATCACGCTGTTCAACCGGCTTCTTCAGTTCCGCAATGTAAGCAGAGTATGCGTCCTTTGCGTTACGTCCGAAAGCTTTCTGGTAACGAGCAGATGCAAGAGAAGGAACGTGTGAGAAGTTGATAGCTTCCCATTCCTTAGCGCACATCTTGCTTTCAACAACGTTGGTCAGACCAACAAGTAGCTTACGGTACTGCTTAGGAGTCAGTTCAAGGAACCGAGTCAGTTCAACAGCGATCGGACCTTTACGAGGCATCCACTTAGCGCAGAGACCATCCTTATTAGCGAGTGCTTCACGAATGAATGCAAATGCCTTCTGGCGGTTGGTTGGATCCTTGTAGGTGAACAGGTCGTCCCAACGTCCCAGTTCAGGAACCTTAGACATAAGCTTACCAGCTAGAGTTGGGTCGGCAGCCTCTAGCGCAGAGAGCAGATTACGGAAGGTAGCACGTTCACCAGCACCACCGCGAATATCACGTGCCCAGAGGAGCATGCGAAGAGTCAGATCCTGGTTTTCGACCAGAGATGCAACAAACTGCTTGGTGATATCAGTACCACGGGCGGAACCAATCAGGCCGAACAGATCAAGAACAGGAGACTTAGAAGTAGCACGTGCCTTCATACCGTTTGCAGTACGAGCAGGAGCTTTGTTCTGAGCCTTCTTAACAGCATTAACAAAAGACATAATATTTCCTTTCAGGTTGGTTAGGGAATCGAACCCTTGAGACTTTGTTTTCAGAAAAGTTTGGCACCATGCCGGTTTAGTTGCCGAACCCAACCTATTGAGTTCATAGTTTAATCAGGATCGCGCCTTGCGGCCTAGGTTTGATTACAAGTCAAATGCTCTACTGAGCGGTGAAATGCTGTAACGATCCTATATTGCTTCGTTCACATCGTAAATACAGTATAAACTGATTCTCTACAGATGTAAATAGAAATATGATGTGGTTTTAAAGTTTTTATATTGTCAATAAAGTAAACTACTTATACTTCGTAGATTATTATGACAGCACCATTACCACCGCGGCCAGACGTAACGGCGGATTCAGTTGCAACACCACCGCTTCCGGCGCCATACGTAGGAGATCCTGAAGCGCCGGATCTATTTCCATCAGAAGCATCATAACTCAGAATAGTTGATGCTAAGAATGGCTGTGACCTATTACTTAAGTAAGTCGCGATTGTAGGATACGCACTATATCCTGAAACTTTAATGCCTGGTGTAGTTGAGTCTGTTGTGGAGCTCGCGGCAGTACCTGCATCAGCACTCGAGAATCTTGGAGCTCCACCGCCAGCAGCAGTTGTTCGCACGCTGCTTCCACTTATAGCAAATCCTCCACCAGCCCCACCAGTAAGATTTGCAGTATTTCCGCCAGATGCAGATCCACCAGCTCCACCAGCACCAGAAGTTCCATCACCTCCTCCTGATGTTGATTGCGAGCCAGTTCCTCCACCGCCCCCTCCAGCAGACATATTCAAGCCTAGTCCCACAAAACTAGATGCCGAGCCAGCGTTTCCGCTTATAGCACTTTCTTCACCACCAACACCAACTCCAGCACCACCGCTACCGATAGTAATAGTTGCAGAACCTGAAGATACTCCTGATATAATGCTGTATGCTACACCGCCAGCACCGCCTCCACCACCTCCAGCTATACCGTCGGTGTTACCATAAGGACCAACATTTCTTGCTGGCCAACCCATACCGCCAGATCCGCCTGCGCCAATTACAAATATGTGAATGAATCTTGCGAGCTTATTTTTGAGTGTCCATGATTGGGAAGATGTTATTATTTCAGATAAAAAGTTGCCAGATAAAGCTTTACCATAAAAGTCGCTAATAGATATTCTACCGCTAGTTGGTATTCCGCTAGCTACACCATAGTATTCGGTTAAAGAAATTGGATTTGAGCCTCCAAATTCTGCTTGTATTTCTGATAAACTTAATGGGCCACTAGATTTAATCGTCATCTTATCACCTTGTGATCACGTACTAAAAGATACACCTGATTCTTAGGCATCTTTTTTCCACAAAAAATAGCATAATTTTTTTCATTTGCAATTTCAATTATTCTTTTTGATCCGGTCCATTCATCTAAACTTACTATACTATCAACATCATTATTATCAATCAAATTTAAATTCGAATCATATCTTTCTACGCGCGCTGTATTTCTATCTACGAAACGATAAATTTTTGTTTCGTATATGACACCATCATTTGAATAATAACCCATAAGGTCTATACCTCCGCCAGAATAGTTGGTGTATAACCTAACTTTATCAGTATTTAAACTTTCAAGTTCTACGTAGAATTTAGTAATTTTTCCTTGTAAATAATCATTAGCTATTTTTTCAGGTACTTTTTTAACTAGAGTTGAAAAGGCATCAAACGAGTTTAAAACCAAGCACACACTTTCGCCACTTTCACGAATAGAAAACCCAATTTCAATAACACTGTTTTTGACGTGATCTTCCAATTCAACGAAACTTTTATGTATTTCGTAAAAATGTGCTATATTCATAATAGATTCCTATCTTTATATTTCATATGAGATTGCATGACAGTGTCCCTATCACATATATAAGTTTCACAACTATTTATAAAGAAGTATCAGCAGAAACCTTTTTTGTAATAACTTTATGCAACCCGGGATTTACGACCAGAGCCTTTTGTAGTATCTCGTGGCGAATAAAGTTTCGCATGTAGCGAGTATCTTCGTTCGAAGTATCCTCTACCCAAGGAACGGAATGGCTTCTACACCAGTTTACGAACTCTGCCTTTCTATTGAGCAGAAACGGACGAATTACATTTTGATTCGAATATGGAATGATCTTGCCTTCGCCATGAAGGCTTGACCAGATCCAAGTCTCAACGCAGTCGTCAAGGTGATGGCACGTTACGACCGGTTCGTCTTTTTCGTGGAAGAATCTGTATCTCTCGTTTCGCCAGAACTCTTCTTGAGACTCATCTTTTCTTTTGATGCGCGAAATATTTCCGACTTCAATCGTAAGAGTGGTGCCATGCGTATAGTCTAGCCTAAATTCGCTATTCTTTGTTTTGATATATTTCTTAAGAAAGTCGAGAGCTACACTTGAAGTTTCAGTGTCGTGATTGAAAAACAAAATGTTTACGTTATGATTTCGAAGCAGAAAATCTACGACGGCCATGGAATCAACGCCACCAGAGCAAGCGACGTTAATGTCTCTAGGAAGCTTTCCTTGAATCTTAATCAAGTTTATTCTCCTAGAAAGAATTTGTCTTCTTCTGCTTGTTCGAGCAAATGACGAACGAATTCTAGATATTCTTCGATAGTAAGATCCATTTTATTCTCCTTTATCAGATAGCGTTTGCAACTTCGATGCGTTCAGCCCAGACACGAGTAGGGCTACCATAGCCAAACTCTATACAGTCACGGCGAGCACGAGCCAAGCCGGAAGCTTCATCCCGACACCAAGTAAAGGCGCGGATAATCTCGCCCGTAGCAGTCTCAACAAAGATAATAAATCGAGGTACGTACATCTGAAGTTCTCCTTTTCGATAATTCAAACTATACTGATTCTAAATGAATGTCAACCGATTTCTTTATCAGAAACTCTTTTTCTTAATCCACTGGAACTAAACTTATGGTCTCGTTTGTTGAAATGAATACGAATACCACGACGCTTGCAGATCTCACGACCTGTGAAATCCTTGTCTCGATACTCCTCTCCGAGGATCCTAACATTGATAGGATAGAGTTCTAGAATATCCTCAAGGTCTTTTTCTGTCTGATAGACTACGATCTCGTCTACGTACTTGACTGCGGCTAGCTGTACATATCTCTCTACGATTGATTGTATCGGAGAGTTCTTTTCTTGTCTGTCAACTGAAGGATCTACCTGAAGTGCACAGAGCAAATGATCGCACTGATCCTTTGCTTCTCTCAACATCATTATATGGCCTGCGTGTAGTAGATCAAAAGTAGAAGCAACGATACCAATATTCAATCACCGATCTCCTTTAAAAGGTCAAACGTATGCTGCCAGTCTCTAACGTGAAATGCTTTACTCGGTTCTGTTAGTTTAGAACCAAGTGGATAGTCGTTACCCATCTTATCCATTCTATCTCCGAAGAAGTATAGAACATCAGTGATATGAAAGTCTGTAAGGATCTGAGACTTATCGCATCCTTTTGGATAGATGTCTAGGCCGGTCTCACCACCTATGCTCGTATGAAGTTGCGGAAACAGCGTGTTCAGCTTCTTTGCAAACTTTTCTCTTTCTTTAGTCTTTTCGTCCCACTCTACGTAGGCTTTTCGATCAGACTTGCTTGCGTTGCGGCCAACTACACTAAAGTTCAGAGTGCCCGGTCTATGCTCTATATGTTTTCCAGTTCTGATACTAAACTTGCTGCTAGAAAGAAACATTTCAAGAGTCGATAAGAGATCTTCTTGAGCTTGCCAGATACTCGTAGACTCATGTCTTTCTTTTGACCATACGTCGTTTCCAGAACATGAGTAGACGCGGACAACTTGATGAAGAATGCTATCTCCTAGCTGTTCTTGTGTCTTTGCGTAATCTGAGCCAGTAACGAGATACACTTCATTGCGATTACAAAAATCTAAGAACCATGTCTCAAAGCTTTCGTCTATTCGACTTCTGCTCGGAGTCAGAGTACCATCAACGTCAAATATATATTTTATCATTATATACGCCCTATCCAGTGTGTACAGTTATCACAGGGATCATCAAACATTAATGCCAAATACGACAGCTTTGGTAGGACCATGTCGTATCCTCTCTTTGATGTATATCTATATTTATCACTCTATCTTCATACATTATAAATAGATGGTACACCGATTCTGACGTAATGTAAATAGGAATATTCTATAATGACCAATTTTATGTCTCCGATTGAGTTTGTAGTCGTTGTAAAGAGACTTCCAAACGTTCAATTTTTTACACAGACTGTAAACATACCATCAATTTCAATGCAATTGATAGAACAATCAAACCCGTTCAAACCTATTCCGGTTCCTGGAGATCGGGCAATATACGGTGATCTTTCATTATCATTTATGATCGATGAGTCCATGAGTAATTACATAGAAGTACATAACTGGATAAAAGGTCTAACCTTTCCAAATAACTTCGAACAAAACGCCGACTTAAAAAGCAGCCAATACGGTCTATTTACCGACATTTCAATCATTATTATGAACAGCCACAAGAATCCAAACATAAACGTTTCGTTTCGAGACTGTTTTCCTGTGAATTTATCCGATGTGACGCTTGACACCACACAATCAGACGTGGTATATCCTCAAGCTACTGTGACGTTTACTTTTAAAGACTTTACAATAACACAGATATAAGGAAAGATTAAATGTTCGAATACAGATGCGCCATCCTCGGGGTGGTCGATGGAGATACGGTTGATGTTGATATTGACCTAGGTTTTGGAGTATGGCTAAGAAACGAAAGAGTTCGCATTATGGGTATCGATACTCCTGAGAGCAGAACTTCTAATGACGTTGAGAAACTATTTGGCCTAGCCGCAAAGAAAAGACTAGCTGAGATACTTGGAGAAAAATCTATTCTCAGAACTCAGAAACCAGGAAAGAGCGACGAAAAGTTCGGAAGAATTCTTGGAGACTTCGTGATAGGTGAAAAGACTGCTGGTGCTATACTTATAGAAGAAGGTCATGCTGTTCCATACTTCGGAGACGCAAAAGAAAATTCTCAAGATGCACACGCGATTAACAGAGTAAGGATTCTCAACGAAGGTCTCGTAGATCGTGAAGAATACGAAAAAGCATTAGTAAAAGAGTCAAAAGAAACATAAAGGAGAAGACATGTCTCATATATGTTATAAAATGGCTAATCTAGCTTCTATTGCTTACCTAGATGGCGCTGCAGCGAAATCAAAAATAAAAGAACTTGGCTACACAGGTCATAAGTTCTTCGAAAAAGATGGAGCTCAATGTCATGCAGTATGGAATAAAGACGAGTACGTTCTTGCTTTTAGAGGAACAGAACCGACTGAACTTTCTGATCTTCTTGCTGACTTAAACGCTATTCCTCGTAGTTCTATGACTCATGGTCTGGTTCATTCTGGCTTTCGCGGAGAAGTAGATAAACTTTGGGATGCATTAGTAGCTCACCAAGTCAAACACGAAGGTAAAAGATTCTACATTACCGGACACTCGCTTGGCGGAGCTATGGCTACGATAGCTACTTCTCGTTTTGAAGAACATACTAAGGTAGAACTATTAACGACTTTCGGGTCACCTCGTGTAGGAACACGTAAGTTTGTTAAGAACATTGAAACCAAGCATATGAGATTTGTTAACAACAATGATCTTGTAACTAAAGTTCCATTATTCTTAATGGGATATAAGCATCACGGCACTCTTCAATATATTAACTTCTACGGTAACATTCGTAAGCTTACAACGTGGCAAATGGTTAAAGATAAATGGCGTGGTTGGAAATCCGGTGTTCTAGATGGAGCAAAAGATCACGGCATGGATAACTATGTAAGATGCACGGAGAAAATGGAATGATGGAAACTATTAACGCAATGTTTGGAGATACTCTCTGGATTTATACGGCTATAGCCGGTGCGCTTATCGGCGCAGCATTTCTTGCGTGGTTTAAAGAAACTAGAGCTGGCATCTGGGGTTATGCTTTTTTTGATAAGACGCTGGATTATCTTGTTAATCGCTGGGGTTGGACCTGGCTACAAGAGCCTCCGGAAGCTTGGAGAAAAAAGTATCCGAAGATGACTAAGAAGATAGATGAGCTTGAACTTCGCATTAAGACACTCGAATCTAATTCGAATACGAAAATCATTAAACAGAAGGATAAG